ATATTAGCAAGAGACTTAGATATTTCAGCTATGTGCGATCCAGATTTAACTTCTTGTTGATTTCCTTTTCCTGCTGAAGGCAAATATAATTGCTGAGATTTTGCTGGCAGTAAATTTTCAATTTTAATTTTCTTTTGAACTGCACTAAAATTGACAGCACCAAAAGATTGCGTACTTATTTTTTTCTTCTTTACAGAAAATCTACCTTGATCTTTTTTACTCTTAATTCTCTTATACTCATTAGTTAAGAGTTCAACTTCTTCGGTAGGAATAGACTTATTTGCCATCCTACCTTTAACCATCGCTTCTTTTAAAAGCGTCAAATAAGTTCCATAATCAAGATCAAAAACATCCTCTAACCCTAAAAGGCGTAAAATTCTTTCATCTATAGTCTCTTTTACGTTAGAAGAATTGGGCATTTGACGCTTGTTGTTTAGTCTGTTCTTCTTCGATGTGTTGCTTTAATAACTCAACATATATATCCCTTTCCCACGGAATCATATTTTCTATTTCTGTTAATGAATATTTATGATACTGCATTAACGAAAAATTAAGACGAAAATAGCTTTCAAGATTCATGTGGATTAGGGCTATGCGAAAAAACTTGCTAACCCTTCCAGAACGACTTCACTTTCTACTTCAGTTTTTGGATTTTTAACCTTAATTGTATGGGACAATTTAGGCATTGTTTCAAAGAAGTTTTCAATTTGCTTGAACTGACTTGAATTCATTTGATCCAAGAAATCACTGAGTTCTTTTTTAGAGACATCAGATGCAACCCAAACTTCATCTTCTGTGTAAATTTTATTAATGCAAGAAGCAATCAAATCAAAAGATTGCTCCATGGCATTTTCCGTCTTAAAGTCAAAATTAGATTTAATGAATTGATCCAGCGAGGGATACTTCATTTCCATCATAATATTTTTGTCTACTTTAATTTGATTTGTATGATCTTCATTTTTTTGAACTCGAATTGAATCAATATCAATCTTCACAGATACTTGAGTTACTTCATCATCTGGACAAATAACATTGACTTCTACTTGTTCCCCAACAGACTTTCCGCGAATGTTAAGAAACAAATATTCGATATCAAATGTAGGTAGAGTCTCAACTTTAATATTTTTTGTTACAATGCAATTCTTAATGACTGTTTTAATTGCCGTCGTGATTTGCTTTGTATCTTCGCTTTCTAAAGCAATCACTAGAAGTTTTTCTTCTTTTACTAAGAAAGGTCTGAATTGAACTGCTTCTCCTGTTGATGGCAACTCAAGTTCATATGTTGGCGTAGCAATCTTTGGTAAAGGCATAATCTCCTATACAAATCAGTATGATTATTTATGCCTCACCATAGAGAGTATTATAGTAGTTCGCTTCAAGGGCAGCACTATTGGGAGATGTTGCAAATGACAACATATTTAAAATAGCCTGATCATTTGGCGATGTAATATTACTGTTTGGAATACTTGGAGTATCTGCACTAACTGCTTGATTTCCACCCATTCCTTGAATGTAATAACGAATATATGAAAGAGAAACAGTAACTTTTAATAAACTAGCAGTTTCATAAGAAATTGGGATTGAAGCAATACTTATTGGATAAACATTTACAAAACTATAAACTAACTTTGATGGATTTTTATCAAAATGATCCCTCTCAAATTTGGTTATCTCCAAATTTCCATAATATTCTTTCGGGTATTTTACTTGATAATAAAAATTTGAATTTTTAATGCTATTGTCCCCTGCCATACTTTCATTTGTCGTGTATTTCATCCATGCTTCAAAAAATTTAAGTGCATTGTATGGACTTCTATCATTCTGAATATAAAAAGTAAGATCTATTCTATCATCATATACTCTACGATGAACATGCCTTTCGGTTACTCCAATATAGTCTCCATTAATTTCAGATGTTGCAAGATTTGATCCAGGAAGAAGTGCCTCACAACAAGCCAGAGAAAGATTATCTTGATCTACAGAACTCCAATTTACAGAATTATCTTTTAAATATCTAGAAACAATTCCAGCTGGAGGTGAAACTAAGACATCGTAATGTGATGTTAAAGCAGGTCTAAGTATCCCCCTCTTTAAATCACTTACTGTTCTTTTTGTTGGCGTAGCCATTTATAAATATTTAAAATCTTATATATTATGTATTAGAGGTAATGGCAGAAAGTTATAAGAGCAAATATAAACCATCTTATCCAAACAAATATAAAGGCGATCCAAATAATATTATTTGTAGAAGTAGTTGGGAAAGACGTTTCTGCTCTTGGTGCGATCTCAATGAAAATATAATTTCTTGGGGTTCGGAAGAATTTTCAATACCATATCTTTCACCTCTAGACAATAGAGTTCACAGATACTTTCCAGACTTCATTATTAAAGTAAAAGAGCAATCTGGAAAAATCAAAACATATGTAATTGAAGTAAAACCAAAAAAACAAACTGCTCCACCAAAACAAAAATCAAGAATGACTAAATCATATATTCATGAAGCAAAGACATATGCAGTAAATCAAGCAAAATGGAAGGCTGCGAAGGAATGGTGCGATGACAGATTGTTAGAATTCAAAATCATAACAGAAGAAGAGTTAGGTATCAAATAATGGCAGAAGGTTTTGGAAACGTTCCACCAAGAATAAGACAAATTAAAAAAAGAATTAATGAACTTGGATCATTAGATCCAGAAGATCTGATGATCATTATCATTGATGTATTGAAAGAAGAAGTTTTATATCCAGAACCAGGAAAATTTTATACATTCATTTACAATCCAAAAACACCAGAAATAGAATATGATCAGCACCCACTTATTGCTTGTACTTCATTAGAGAGGTGGGGATTTAAAGCGATTAATTTTCATTGGAGACAAGGTAGACAATATACTTGGGAAGAGGTTGCAGGCAAACTACATGTAGTTAGATATGAAGAATTGGACGATTTGCTCAGTATTCCATATGCAAAAATCCGTCTAAATAAATAAAAACCTCTTTAAATGGCTATCAACTGTCCTCAAGGAAGTATTTGTAGTGCCCCTTCGGTTTCTTACATTCAAGGCAAACCGTATTATACTTTCACGTCAACTAAAGTTAAACAAGACAGTAGTGGAAAAATAAATGGTGGAGAAACTACTCTATATTATAGTCCAAACCCAAACGATTATGTGCCAGCAGCAAAAACACAAAATGGAGGTAAATCTTGGGAATATTTAAAATATGAATCGGGACAAAATATTCCAGGAGGAAAAAAATCTGGTGATGAAGTTTTTGGGATAGGTGCAAAAAAATCTTTAGAACAGGGAGCATTAAAAACAACAACCAACTCTTCAATACAAACTGCAACAAAACAAGCTGGTGTCCCACCTGAACAATCTAAATCGTTACAATTAAATCAAAAAACAACAAACCCGTCAACAAATGATCAAAGTAAACCAACAATAGACATTTCAAGCACTCTCAAAGTTGTTGATGGAACAAACTCCGGGTTACCAGGAGCTGGTGCAGCACCTTTAAAATACCCAACTGATATGAATGCTAGACAAGATCATATACTATTCACTCAGATAGAATATTCCCCAAGAGCTTTAACAGATACAACGACAAATTCTGAAGGGAATCCATTACAACTCGGCAAAAGATCTGATAATAGAACAATTTTAGGAAAGGTTATATTGCCCATTCAAAGTGGAATCATGGATGGAAATAATGTTCGTTGGGCAGAAGATAGTTTAAATGCACTGCAACTTTTCCAAATTAATGTGATGAGATCTGCAATCACTGGCGGATTTAAAGCAGCTGCTGAAACTACTGGCGCAGCAGCAGAAGAGTTTAAATCCGATTTTTCCACAGAAAAAGGATCAATCGCAAACTTAATTACTCAAGCAGTCACTCAAAAAAATGTTCTCGCAAGAACTGAAGGATCGATTGTAAATGATAACTTAGAACTTCTCTTTCAAAGTCCTTCTCTTCGAAACTTTAGTTTTACATTTAAATTATCTGCAAGAGAAGCGTCAGAAGCAAAAATGATTGCGAATATTATTCGATTTTTTAAACAAGGAATGGCACCAAAAAGAACTCCAAATGCATATTTCTTAAAGAGTCCTAATACATTTTTACTAGAGTATAGGCATGATAATAAAGATCATCCTGGAATGAACAAAATAAAGGAGTGCGCTCTCACAAATTGCTCAGTAAATTACACTCCAGATGGATACTATGCCGCGCATACTGATGGATATCTTGTAACTTATGATGTAACAATGCAATTCCAAGAACTTGAGCCAGTATATAATGACGAATATGCCAACCTAAACAATCAAATAGGATACTAAAATGGCAAAACCATATTTTAGACAAGTTCCAAATTTTGACTATGTAAGTAGGATCAAAGATTCTAAACAAATCTCCAATTATATTCAGGTTAAAAATCTTTTTAAAAGAGTAAAACTTCGTCCAGACATTTATCAAAATACTGGATATTTTGATCAATACACTATTAAAGGAGATGAAAGACCTGATAACGTTGCATATGAATTATATAAAGATCCTACATTAGATTGGATTGTTCTCTTATCAAATAATATTTTGAATGTTCAAACAGAATGGCCCATGAAACAAAATGACTTTGATTCCTATTTGCTAGAAAAATATGGATCATATGAAAATTTATATTCAATTCATCATTATGAAACTACAGAAATTGTAAACTCTGAGGGGACTGTAATTGTACCGTCTGGACTCATTGTAAATGAAAATTTTTCTATTTCTTATTATAATCTTATCACAGAAACTCAAGAAGTCGCTTCTAACTTTTTAAAGGAAGTTACAAACTACGAATATGAAACAGAGATTCAAAATAAAAAAAGACAAATATACGTTTTAAAAGCAGACTATCTAAGAATTGTTTTCGATGATATTGATAGAATCATGCCATACAAAAAAGGTTCCAGTCAATATGTGACTGAAACCTTAAAGAAAGGAGACAATATTAGACTTTACGAGTGATCACTCTTCAGCAAGACGTTGAAAGTATGCGAGTGCATCATCTTCTTCATCATCAACTTCTTGATTGATTTTTGGAAGTGCAGGAGATGTGGAAGATTTGGATCGAGCATAAGATTGTTCCAGTTCTTCAACCACACGATCTTGAACCGTTGAAGTTTGTTCATACTCTTCCAGATCATCTTCTTGATCCAGAACAGCACGAGACTGTGTAGCAGAAGTTTTTTGTCCCAGAACCATCTTCAGACGACGTTCTAGATCTTCATAAGACTTGAATTGATCGGGAGCAGTCACAGCAGCAAGAGAATACTCTTTCTTCCAGATTGCTTCCAGAGCATCATCATCGTCCAGCAGAGGTTCTACAGAACCAAACTCAGACTTATCATAGTTCCAATAACCATCCTTCTTCACAATCTTCAGTTTGAAGTTTGCACCCTGCCAGAAGTCAAAAGGATTGATAGGAGTCTCATCTTCAAACTCAGGTTGCATGGCTTCCATGATTTTATCAAAAATCTTCTTACCATACTTGAAGAGGAAGACTTTACCTTCGTTGGCAGGATTGGTAGGATCTTTTACGACGTAGATGTTGGAATAATAAGACAGTTTACGCTTCTGCTTGCGAACAATTTCTTTATTTGCTTCAGTACCAGTATTCCACAGTTCGCGGTTGTATTCCCCAAGAGGATCTTTTTGTCCAATGGTAGTCAGAGAGTTCTCAATATACCATCCACCAGGACCTTGGAAGGCATGAGAATACATTTTTGCCCAGGGAACTTCTTCACCTTCGGGGGCAGGGAGAAAACGAATTACAGCAAAACCGTTACCAGTTTTATCCACTTCAGGTTTCCAGAGACGCTCATCAGTGCCCCCAGAAGTTGTGCTCATCTTCTCCACTTCCTTTACAAGTTTCTGAGTAAGAGAACCCAGAGAAGATTGTTTCTTAAGATCTTTAAAAGACATTAGATTACCTCGTATTTGTACAGATTTGGCTTTTGTGTACTTCGTTATTTTACTTGTCGGTTCCAGTTTTGTCAATCTGTTCCCGCATAACTTCTAACATGCGTGACATATTGTTGAATATGACATTCATGTCTACATTGATGGGAAGTCCCATCATCGATGCAGATTCTGAAATTCTTTGTTTCATCACAACTGCTTCTGGATCATCAGATAAACTCAATCTTGTGTAGAGAACTTTTTGTTTTTCAAGAAGTCTTTCAAGAATTTTTACATGATTAAGTTTTTCTTCCTTTGACATTGTAGAAAATTTAAAGACGTTTTTATAAACATCTTCTTGAAGATCACTAATTTCTGCTATCTCAGCCCGAACGACTTCAGATTTGAAAAAACTCATTTGTCTCCTAAAATTACTTCTTTCAAGATTTCACGATAACGAAATACATCAATATTTAGAAAAGGATTATACTTTTTTATCCTTCTACTTACAGTTTCCCAAACAGGATCTTTTAACTTTTTATCAAATTTCTTCCCGAACAGGAAAATTCTATCATAGATTACCAGTGTTTCAATAGAAATTTTCCCGCTCAGGAAATTTTTTAATAGTGGAGGATGTCCTTTAGAACAATTAAAAACTTCCTCAAATTTATGAGATTCAAAGAGTTGTTGGGTTTCTTCTTTAAAAAGATATGATAGCGACTGTATCTTTTTTTGCCAATTTCGATATCTTCCTTCACCTTCTTTAATCATCTCACCAATCCAAAGTGTTTCTGGATCTGGACATGAAACAAAATTAGCAACAAAAAACTCTACAACTTCTTGATCTGACTTCTGCCTTGAAACTTTTTCAAACCACATTCTATCCTTTCTCTTATAAAAGGATTGAACGCTTGCACGACTTTTACCACAATACTTGTGATAGTCATAGCTATCTTTCGTAAAGTGATTTTTTAAAGCAAGATATTCTTTGTACGCATCGAATGGCATCATTCAAAAAAAGTAATATAGGGAAATTTTTGCCGGGAATTTTTCCTGCCAAAAATGGATTAAAGAGGCAATTTTGCTCTAGAACTTCTCTTTAAGAAGTTTAGTTCCATTGCTTCGTATTTAATCTTCTCTTTCAGTGGTTTCGAAATTAACTTTGGAACAGATTCTACATCAATACTATTTTTTTCACAAAAGTGAACAATCGCATCAATATAGCTCATGTCTTCATTCGTATGAACAAGAGATTCAATCTCTTGAGCAAATTTCGATGGACAAAAGAACTTACTTTCTAATGCTTTTTCTAATTCATTCTCCATCTGACCCAGTATTGTGATGTACAAATTCTTTAATATAACGAACTAATAACTTAATATAATCCCCTTTGTTCCTTTTGTCAAATACTTTGACTTCACCACCAGGAGTTACCATCAAAGTAATAAGTTTTTTAATTGGAATTTCTGTTATCTCATAATATGAAGCAGCATAAAACATTTCTTGAACGAAATAGTTTTCAATCCACTCTTCTGGTTTGATTTTGTCTGAGGTTTTGAAGTCAATTACCGCAAGTTCTCCCTCATATTCTGCAATACAATCAACTCGTCCTGCAAGCCCATAGTATTGCGAGTATAAAGTTCTTTCAATTGCGTGTATATTATTTATCTTATCAAGATATGGCTTTGCATGATGAAACATAAACTTTGTCAGGGGTTGATAATCATCCCAGTTCAATTCTTTGTTTTCAAGATAGTCCTGACAAACTTGGTGAAAATCAGTTCCTCGTGCTGTTGCTCTTTTAGTGATACGATTTGCTTCTTCTAATCCAACACGCTCTCTCCATTTCACGAAGATTTGACGATTATAAAAAGACGTTACTGAAGTGATAGAAGGCACCCACTGTCCATCGGGAAGGTGGTACAGACGGATGCCATTTTGTTCTTTCTTTTCTAATTCAAGATCACCTAAAAAATTATGATGAATAAAACTCATACACCAACTTCCATTTTTGCAAGAATATACTCTTTAACAAGTCCAGAACGAACAATATCATCAACTCCAAATTCAATGATATCAATGGATGGCATTACACGGAGAACTTTCATAAAGTCAACGATACCATTCTTTTCATTTGTTCGTATTAAATCTGATTGTGTTGCATCACCACAGAACATAATTTTAGAATTTTCACCAACACGAGTAATGATTGAATCGAGCTCGTGGAAATTTAGATTCTGAAATTCATCTACAATAATAATTGAATTATCTAAAGTCGTTCCACGAATAAATGATGTACTCCAAAAACTAACGGTTCCTTGAGTTTTAAGATTGCCATAGAGCATTTCAAAGTCTGCATCTGTTGGCATCTCAAACATATACTTTACCATGTTCTTATAGGGAATCTGATAAAGCGAAGACTTGTCTTCATGATCTCCAGGAAGGAAACCAATTTCTCTTGTAGCAACTAGTGAACGAACAATGTAAATTTTTTCATATGGACTTTTTTCATCCAACACGTCCTTTAGTGCATTATAAAGTGCGATAAAAGTCTTACCTGTACCTGCACATCCATAAGCAACGATGTTTTTATCCAATCGATAAGATTTAAAAAATTCTTCTTGATTATCAGTGAGAGGCTCAATGTCTCTCATTAAATCCATATTGATTGGTTTTTTCCTTTTCATTTGCTTATTGCTCATTCCAAAGGGTACTGGCGTTGCTGGTTGATTTCTTTTTCTTGGCATTTACTTTCTAGATTGGTTTTACTTTGGATCCAGGGGCTTTTGATGCCCTATGTAATACATCATTCCATCCAGGATGAGATTTTTTAAGTCTGTCATATACTTCTCCAACTTCACCAGATGAAGGACAAGTTGAAGGATCGGACCAATCTCTATCCCAATCAGAATTATCTTTCTTCCATTGTTCCCAATCGTGGACACTCATTGTCACTTCTTTTTGTTC